TTTAGCAAGCTTGCATCACATGGCGGCCAAGATTACACTGGCAGTTCTATGAATGAATATATGGAAACTGTTGCCTATGGTGACTTGATCGGCAACTGGAAAAAGCATGCTGGGGGCAGACAGACAATCTGTTATACACCTACGGTTGCTACGGCTAGAGAAGTTGTCCAGCGCTTTCAAGAAACCGGAATTTCCGCAGCCGAAGCAGACGGCAAAACGCCAACTGCAATCAGAGATGAGGTTATGGAGGGCTTTAAGAGTGGCAAATACCAGGTCCTTGTAAACTGTGACCTCGTTTCAGAAGGGTTCAACGTTCCAGAATGTTCATGCGTGATCTTACTTAGACCAACTAAGTCATTGGTGCTGTATCTCCAGCAGGCAATGCGCTGTATGAGATACCAACCGGACAAGCGGGCTATCATTCTCGATCACGTAAACAACTGGGGAAAGTTTGGACTTCCCAATCAAGACAGAGACTGGACTCTGAAAAGCCGCAAGCGTGGCAAATCACGTGAAGGTGACAGCGAAGTCAGCGGCATCTATCAATGTAGCTATTGTATGGGTGTGTTCATACGAGATGAAAACATTGTTAGTGAAACTGACGAAGTAAAAATAATCGAGTGTCCGTATTGTGGTGAACAGTTCGAAATCAAGAATGAACGTAAAGATAAAGAACTGGGCGCTGATGATGGAATGGAACTCAAAAAAATCCAGGAAGTCAACAGCGGGCACTTTAAGACAAGCAAAGTCATCAAGCTGAAAGACTGCAAAACATATGCTGATCTGGAAGCATTCGCAAAACAAATGAAGTATAAGCCTGGCTGGGTTTATTACCAAGCCAAGGCAAGACATTTATTGAAATAAAGGAGACTATAAAATCATGGCATTATTTGTTACTCAACGTGTTGACAAGAAGAACAACGACTTCGAACCATTGCCGGAAGGCTACTATGAAATGACTATTGATTCAACTGGCCCAGATGCAACTAAGGGCGGCACTGAATATATTAAGGTAGCTCTCCGTGTTCGTAAAGACCTCGATCAAGCTCTGCCAGAAACTAACGGCAAGTACCATAACCGCTTAGTCTTTGCCAGTGTGTGGAGACGTAAGGCAACTGGTCAATATGACGAAGGTGATTTAAGCTCTATCACTCAAGCTGCTGGCTATGCTCCAGGCACTCCAATTGAAGATTGGAACGACTGGTCACAAAAACTTGAAGGCAAGAACGTTCGTGTAAAGGTTAGCGTTTCTGAGGACACTTACCAAGGAAAGACTACTAAGCGCAACCAAGTTTGGCCTTCAGATTTTGAACCAACTCAATTCCCTACGCAAGCGCAAATGCAGTCACAACCTCAACCTCAACAACCTAGTCCATTTGCACAACCGCAAGCGCAAGTTAACGATAACGACCTGCCATTTTAGTTAAACAGGAGAGTCCGGCATGCAAACATTCTATGAAAATATTCCCGATGAATTGAGACAGCTCAAGCGCTGGGGACTGTTTGAATTGAAATTCGACCCAAGTCGAAATAAGAATACAAAAATTCCTATCGATGCAATGACGGGCAACAATGCCAAGACCAACGACCCTTCAACTTGGTGTGACTTTAAAACAGCCAAGGAAGGTCTGGAAAAGAACAGCCGAGCGTCTGGCTTGGCTTTCTTTTTTGGTGATGGATATGTTGGTCTGGACATTGACCACATTGCAAACGATATTGAATTGAAGGAACTGGGAAACGCTGAAAACGAAGTCGATGAGTTCATCAATCTGACCGATCATACTTACGGTGAAATCAGCCAATCTGGTGAAGGCCTGCACTTCATTTTCAAAGGAAAAATTCCAGGCAAGCGTAGACGTAAGAGCAACTATGAAATGTACCAGGACGGCCGTTTCTTTGCCCTTACTGGCAACATGATTACTAGCAATACAATTTCTGAACTGAGCAGCGATCAAATGACTACATTATATACTCGCTTGTTCGGCAAAGAAGACAAGGTGATTGATCTGCACCCACAAGTTGAGACACAAGCCATTGATCTACCAGTTCCCGATATAATTCGCAAAATGCTGGATAGTTCAAAAGGCCAACGTGACCGCTTGTTCATGCAAGGCGGCTGGGAAAAGATTTATGCCAGCCAATCAGAAGCTGACTTAGCCTTTGCTAATGATTTAGCATTCTGGACTGGCAAGGACCCAGAAAAGATGGACACGATCTTCAGAAACTCACCCTTAATGCGTGACAAGTGGGATGAGAAGCACGGTGCTGTCACCTATGGTGAAATGACCATCAACAAAGCAATTGCCGGGACTACTAGCGTATATCACCCAACATCAGATGTTGCTGGTCCATTCGTTGACAACGTGTTTAAATTCAATGTTCCTCCAGAGTCAGCTGAAAGAGCTAAGAATGCTGAGCATCCACATCGTTCATATGATGACATGGGAATGGCCCAGAGATTCCAGGACCGCTGGCCGGACACGTTCAGATACCTGGTAGCTGACAAGGAATGGTACTACTACGATAAAGACAACGTGTGGAAGAAGGATGACCGCAAGAACGTTGAGAAGGCCTGTGACGTAGTAATTAACGAGCTAAAAGATGAGCCACTCTACGTCCCAGAAGGTGTGAGCGAAGAGGATGCTGCTAAAGCATTTACCAAGTTCAAAAAGCATATGCGTTCTCGCGCTGCCAAGGAAGCAATGATTAAAGAAATCATGCACCTGCTGGCAGTTAGTCACGGTGAATTTGACCAGGACCCAATGCTGCTGAATGTTAAGAATGGCTATGTTGATCTGACTGACGGTACTCTCCATGATGCGGACTGGACAAAAATGTTTTCCCGGCAGGCATCAGTTGAGTTCTCACCAAACGCAGAGTACGATCACCCAATGTGGGATAAATTCCTTTATCAAACGTTTGGTGGCGACCAGGAAGCAATTGAATATATCCAAAAAGCAATTGGCTATTCATTAACTGGCCTTACATCGGAGCAAGTGTTGTTCTTTTGCTACGGCAAGGGGCGTAACGGCAAATCATTAATGCTGAAAGTTATCTCTGACATTCTGGGGTCTTACTCACAAACGATGAGTGCTGACACTTTAATTGTTAAAGGTTCAACTAACGGGGCTAATTCAGACATTGCGCGGCTTGAAGGTGCTAGATTCGTTGTCTCCAGCGAATTGAACGAAGGCTCACGACTTAATGAAGGGCTGACCAAGCAAATTACTGGTGGCGACCGTGTGGTAGCCCGTCACCTTTATGGCAAGGAATTTGAATTTGACCCCTGCTGCAAAATTTGGATGGCTACTAACCATGAACCGATCATTAGAGGGACTGACGAAGGTATTTGGCGGAGAATCATTATTCTGCCGTTTGACCATATCATTGCCAAGGAAGATGTTGACCCTAAGCTCTACGATAAGTTAATGAGTGAAGCAGTAGGCATCCTCAACTGGGCGGTCGAAGGTGCTATCAAGTATCAACTCGAAGGGCTTGATGTACCAGAAAGCATAAAGTCTGCTGTTGAAGATTACCGTGGTCAGATGGACGAAGTACAAGCTTTCCTGGAAGACGAAACTGTACCGTGCGAGGGTGCTCAAGTCTCATCGAAAGTCCTTTACTCAAAGTTCCAAGACTGGGCTAGAAGAAATGGCGAATATGTGTTTAGCCACAAGGCGTTTAGCCAAAAGATGAAAGATAAGTGTAAAAAGAAGCATACAAGAGTTGGGACAGTTTACCTGGGAATCAGAACAACTGAAACTGTAATTGGAGATACTGCCAAGGAGGTGCAATAGCAATGGCATTAATCACATTCAGAGCTGATGCTAATGCAATGGTGGTAACTGAATCGTACGAAGACTTAGTTCCAAAGATTGCCACTCATAAGTTTGTGGAGGTTCATGAACAAGGACGGCCAGAACAAACAAGTAAGTATCTGGTAAACACTGAAAACATTTTGTGGGTTAAGGAGTAATCAATTATGCTTAGCGACAATAAACATTATCCCCTGTTAGAAAAACTGGACGATGAAGAAGGTGAATGGTGGGGAAGCTATACCTGTGCGATCACTGAAGATGACAGCTGGGATATGGGAGATGCAGCTGTGCTGGCAATTGCCTATTTGGTGGAGAGTGGATATCTCACTTACGAAGAAGTAGTCAAAGCCACGCAAGCATTGGATAAATGCAGTGACTGGGGAATTGGTAAGGCAACCTTCATTGAACGTGTCATGAAAGACGCAAGCGCAGTTAGAGCGAAAGGCGCGGACTAGCCAATGCACGAGTCAGATATTCAGAAGTTAACCATGGTTGCCTTATCAAAAGACAACTGCACAGTGTTCAGAACAAACGCAGGCAAGTTTCGTAGCATGGACGGTAAGAGAATTATCCAGGGCTT